CCCTACGAAAACCATTTAAATTTAATGTTTCTGAATTATCTGTAGCAGCAAAACTATAAGAACCATCCCAAAGATCACCACCGTCAGACTTTACAACTCTATTAAAACCACCATATGCCATAATATATAACCTTTTTCCAAGGAGTAGAAAGGGGGATTGTCTACCCTCTATCCTAACTCTAATTTAAACTACGTTTGCTAGAGCCGCCTTCTTAGCGAACTCTACCTGTTCTAAATGCCCACCACTCTTCATGTGATTAGACTTGCCCTGAATATTCTGGATATGCTTCTTACATACACTACAGTAGAAACCACCTTGTCCTTCGGGCTGAAAGAACTCTTCATCATTAACAATCTCTGCACCATTGACACCAAGACCAATCATACGAATACCGTAGTCTTTGTGCTTATACAGAAAGTTAATGATTGCTTCTTCGTCAACACCAATATCTCTAGCTGTCTTTTCAGTATCTAAAACACCCCATGCTTCTCCCTTTGGTAAATTGGGAGTAAACAAAGGTTCAACCAATGGCTCAAAGACAACTCTCCTGCTCCTGTAATTCTCCACGACATTTCCAACATTCGTCTTAATCACCTCTGATCTTGCGATCTCCATAGTGTATGACTGCTGTTTCATCGTGCTAATAAATTGCATTACTATCCTTATAAAAACTGAGTGGGGGCGAAATGCCCCCATCAGAAATACTTACGAAATGCTAGTGATTAACCCGTGAGTCTCTTCCTGTGCGCGGAAGAAGCCCATTTCAGTGAACCACTCATACTTCTTAACATCTGCACCCGGTGTCTGGATATTCTGCATAAGCTTAGTATCCCGACCACTCAGATACGAGTAGCCAACATTATCAATGTCAACCACGATACCCATGTTCTTATAGGTATCACCCTCAAAGAGGTGATGCTTCACAACAAGGAAGTCACCATGAGGTGTGCGGAGACGATCAATGTTAATACCAAATGCCTTATCCGAAGGCACCATTTGAAGTCTACCAGCAGCAGCACTAGAAATAGCACTGACACCAGCCGCACCGCAGAAGAGAACCTTGCTGGACGAACCATAACGGAACATGGCCTCAGCAGAGGTGAATAACTCTTCCAAAGAGAAAGCACCGCCGTAATCATCCGAGTTAGTTGAAATGAGTTCATGGATGCCACCCGTTGAACGGATAGCATGACCAGTGGTTTCCTCAGCCTTCTCACCAAAGAGAAGCTTTAACTCAATGAACTTAGCATGCTCAATACCACGGAGGTTCTTCATAACCTCAAGATCATTACCACCATAGAGCGAAGACGCATCATTGGTTCCAGTAACCTCAAACGGGTTACGGACGATCTCAGTATAATTACTCTTCGTAACTGACTGACTGCCCCAAGAGGTCTGGCTGGAAGCACCTTCCTGAGCCATGCCACCAAGAATGGTAAGCTGGTCATTGTCAAGCAACGCAGCCGCAGCAGTTCCACCCCAAGAACGGGAAACAGTCAGTGTATTACTGGACACACCAGTAACACGCAGAATCTCACCAGTTCTCTGAACACGGACTGTCATTTCAGCACGGAAGTACGCACCATTATCAACAGTCAGAGAGGTAGCACCAGCAGTAAGATTACCTGCATTGATACGATCAATAGTAGGAATAAGGGCCTGTTCAATCCACTTGAATTCCGGATTATAAACCTCTCTCCGCATAGCCTTATTGGTAAGCAGAGTAAGGGGTGAAGCAGAGGGATCAAGAAGGAAAATCTTGTCCCGCATATCTACGATACGCTTGTCCTGATTAATTTGTGCGCCTGAAGCGCCAGCAGATGGCCTAGAGCCACTAACAACTGTAACTGCCATAGTTTACTCCTTAACGACTATTCAGTAAATCCGATAATGAGGAACGTGTTGACGACCTCATTCTTTGAAAAGCCTCTTCATCTGGATCGGACTCTTCTGTAGTCTGTGTGGTTTGTTTTTCATACATACGATTAGAACGAGTAGATGCAGGTTGTTTTGTTAATGAAGAAATATCCAGTCCTTTTTTCATGGCTCTGATCTCTGCCTTTCGTGCAAGTAATTGTACAGCATCCTGAATGCCCTCTGCTGTTTGTGCAAGATGCGGATTCTTGGAGAGATATTGTAGCAACACGGACTTACCTAAATCACCAGTCTTTGCTGCTGCTTCTACCTGACCCACAATCTTTGCTTCCAGATCACCGAGTGCTTGGGCTGCTGTTAATCCCTTGTACAGAGTTGCCTTCATTTGGTTCAACTGCTCTGCACCTTTATTAGAAGCCTGAGCCTGTTGCTCAAGCAGTTCCATCTTCTTAGCGTATTTTGCTAACTTCTTATCCAGCATTTCCTGCATGATAACAGGAATAGTGCTAGGGTCTTCTGATACGATCTCTCCAATTCTTTCTCTAAATTCTTTATTGGAAAAATCATAATCCTCTTCTTCTTCTGGTTCTGGTTCCTGAACAGGCTCATTGACAATCTTGTTATCAAAGAACTTTCTCTGTTCCTCTAGGGAACCTTCCATCTGAGCAAGTCTTGTTCTAAGTCTATCTAGTTCTGACTCTTCACTAACTTCCTCTTCTTCAACCGGATCATCTGAGAAAGCTAAGGTAAGTAAATCTTCTTCCTCTTCCTTCTCTTCTGGCTCTGGTACAACTACTTCTGGTTCTTCAATTACTTCTTGCTCAATAACTTCCGGTGCTACCTGAACCTCTTCTACTTCTTCTTGATATTCCCCGTTGAACTCACCTGTCGGTAAACCGAACTCGTTTTTCATTGGCTTTATATCGTTAGAAATTAGTTCTTGTTCTGACACTAGTTACTTCTCCTATTTGATTTTACCGGAACTGGCTTTACCAATTTGGGCAGCAACATTAACGCTTCCACCCTTGATTAACTGAACCTTGCCAGTATTGCTGCTAAGTCTAGCGGAACCCTTACCACTCACGTATTCACTAACTGAACCCTGTGCAGGACTTCCACTCCGTTTGCTACCACCATGTACGCTACCCACTTTCGGCATTGTCTTCTTCCTCTTCCTCAAAGATTCTATCTAAGAGCCTATTAATTAATAAATACCTTCCCTGTGCGGAACCAATCTTACCCGCATCAGTAGCGGGAGCCATTACCATCTGTTTCAATGCAATATCACTTAAATTCTGTAGAAGATCAATTAAAGCCATTCCCGAATTAGAGAACCTTAATTCCCTAATAAGATTGTGGTTACTATCCTCAATCTCTTCCTCAAGCTTTACAGCATCTTTAATACTTACCATTAACCTTCACCGCCTAATAGTTGTGCAAGAACATCACCTTCTGAACCAGCAGCACTAGGGTCTGCTCCCTGTGCAGGAGCATTTTCTAGTTGCTGCTGTTGGGCAATCTGTTGTCTACCCTGTTCCATTAGTGTGTCTGCATTCTCAATATCAAACCCCTGAGCTAGTTGAATAACAAACTTCTCAATAATGGGGTGATTAGGTGGTAGGAAGTTAGCAAGACTTTGTAGTGCATTAGATGCCTGCTGTACCTTAAACTGTCGTGTGCCCGGTTCACTAGCGGCCACATCAATCGTTACATCTAAGCTAATACCATTCTCACTCAATAGGTCTTCAGGCTGTAGTCTTACATACTCAGATTCAGCATTCTCACCAGCAATACGTAGATACTGTGGTGAAGTGATGGATAATTCATTAATGCGAATCATCTTCTCACCTAGTAGATTAAGTGCCTGCTCCGATAGAATCTGAAAGATAAGCCCTGCTCTACTAGCAGAAGCCTGTTCAAGTAGGGATGCTTCTGTGGCAGTACCACCTGTACTAGCTGATGGTAGTCCCTGAAAGGAATCAGTAGAGCCTGATGCTCTTTGGGACCACACATTTATTTCCTCTGATTCCCTGTAGGGAGCAAAGTCAATGCTAGGAACCTGAAAGGGCATGATGTCCTCATGTTCCTCAACCATAATCTTACCACCCGGACGGAACTGTAGGTGGCGAGGATTAATTCCTGTACCCTTACGAATGGTAATCATTCTATTGGAACTCATTAGAATGTTATCCATACGAGAGGAATGCAGCACGTTTGTTTCTTTATTTAAGGAATAAAGGATTTCACTAAAGGAAATGCCATATGGTTCATTAGAAAGAGGAATTGGTGTAAAGGGAATAAAGGGATTACCTAAAGGATTAGGGTCATGTCTAAGCGGAGGTAGTTCATCCTCAAACTCTTCAACACAAGTAGTCACCCACTCATCATCCCAACGTGTTAGGATGTGTACCTGCCGTAAGTGAGGATTAGCAATAGACTGATCCTCATTACCAAACTTCTCTCTCATTTCCTCTATGAGGGGCTTGTTGCTTGTGGCTGCTACTGGCTGTTCCTCAACCTGATTACCTTCTTCAGATAGGCTTCTAAGCTTCTTAAGAACAGTCTTATTGTAGAGGCTACTACCATTTAAATCCTGTGCAGACTCTAGTTCTCCAAGAGTAACTTTCTCTCTGTGAATCACTGGACCATCAGAGAAAGATGCTGCTTCTGGATCAGGATATAACTGGTCTAGATCACACAGTGTTACCCACGGACCATCATACTCAACTACTTCCCGTTCCTCTTCCACAATCTCAACATCACCAGTCTCCACTACCTCAGTACCTAAAGCACTCTGTAGTTCCTGAGTCACTGGCTTAGGGAACCTAACTGTTCTAGTCTTTACTACCTTACGGTGTGCAACCTTCCAAACAGAAGTACCATAGATCAAACCATTCTTAGCATACTCCACTAACTTGATTGGCATCTTCATGCTAGACCACTGCTGAATCAATAGGAGTCTCTGCTGCTTGGCCCTAATCATATCACTAGGTTCTCTACCCCACACCTCAACTCTTGGCTTATTAGCCACAATCCTTGGTAAGAAGGATTCAATGTGGGAGAAGATCATGGGAATGAAGAGATCAGAGGTAAGTAAATCTTCCTCTGACTGTTCCTCAAAAGACCTATATAGCTCATAGAACGTCTGCCACTGCTCCCTACGTTGGGATACCAGCTTAGTCTCTGACCTTCTGAACTGGTCAAAGAGAGAATGCCTAGCCTCTTCTAGAGTAAGAGCCTCTTGCTTCTCAGCGTCTACGTCTTCTTTCTTACGTCTACCCATTATATAAACCTAGCCTGTGGTAGTTTTGATCTGTTCTTTAAATTCTTAACAGGCATATATTCATCACTTGAGAATGTATCGTGTTGATATTGTGGTCTGGTAGCCAGCATATATCGGAGGGCATCTACGTGATCGTCTTTCCACTTCTTAGGCTTATCTGGTGGGTCAATCTCGTTATTAGACTTAACCTCATGAAAAGTATAATTAAGAATCCCCTCAATCAAATCAGGGCAATTCTTTGAAATCATTATCTTTGGATGAGAGGATGAGTCTTCAAGCGTTGCTCTAAAGTATCTAGCAACTGCTGTAATTCCGGGACCGACTTCGTTAGAAGCTTGTGCCGCATAGATTCCGTTTCTTCTGTATAGGCTCCAAACTGAGTCTTTATCTTCTGGTTTTCTGGTAAGGGGGTTTGTTTTCTTTGCATCTGGAGATAGCCAAGTTTTGCTTGTATCGTATCCTGTAAGGTTGATTATGTTTTGAATGTGGTCCTCATGAACAACATTCTGAGCAGCGTACTCTTGGTGAATCCAGATATTATCTTCGTAGTCAATGGCACCCCATAAACACACTGTGGGGTGCCTAAAGCCTATGTCAATTGCTCTAACGTGTCTCCATCTTGGCTGTACGCTCATTTCAATAGGATCATATAAATGACCCTTTGGGTATAACTCTGGTACAAACTCAGGCCAAATTAATCCGGTCCTGTGTTCAAAGCTTGCTTCATACTCTTGCTTCCAAATGGTTTCTGGTGTATGACTCTTCTCCTGCTCTAACCACTCTTGGTCAATAAATGGGTTTTCCTTGGTTGCAAACTGACTGCTACTCCAACCATCAGAATTGTTTACACCACGTAAGTAGTAGTTACGAAACCAATTATGTCCTACAGGCGTTGAGATAAATAAAGCCCTACCCTTTCTATCTACTAAGGTAGGTCTTAAGTTCTGATTCCAAACATCTTCCTTTAATCTCGCTGCCTCATCTAAAATGAGCAAATCTAGCTGTTCACCGACTAGAGAGTCGGGAGACTCGCCTGATTTGCCTTTAATGAATGATCCGTTCTTTAACTCAATGTAGCGGTTGTTGGGAGTCTTAGCACTCTTGTAGATACTATCGGCACCATATACTTTGTCCAGTACTACTGCCTTCCACACATACTCAAAGACTCTATCTGTTAACTCGTAGTTAGGAGCAACTACCCAAGTACGGGT